GTTTATAGTTAATCTAGATAATGTTCTTACATTATCGGAATCAGACGATGTTGAAATGATTATGATGTATCAAAGATATCTTAGGGACTCAGAAAATGATAGTAATTCTAGTACAAAGATTAGTAAAAAAATGGGTTATGTTGCTAACGTAAAAGATGCTAAAATAATTTTAGAAAAAATATTTAAGAATACAAATAATACTAATAGTTAATATATCCCTTGAACCTCCACAAAGGTATTCTACTTGGATTTTTTAACTTGTCAAGTGCCACGATAAATGTTATACTATCTACATAGTAGTGATAATAACTCATGGCAATAAAGCGAGGAACTATGGCAAAAAGAAAAAGATCTGAGCACTATGTGAATAATAAAGAGTTTCTTGCTGCTTTGATAAGATATCGAGAAGATATTGAAATTGCACAATTGCAAGATAAACCTAAACCTGTTATACCAAGGTATATTGGAGAATGTTTTTTAAAGATTGCTAATCATTTATCTTTCAAACCAAACTTTGTTAACTATATGTTCAAGGAGGATATGATCTCCGATGGAATAGAGAATTGTGTTCAGTATATACACAACTTTAATCCAGAGAAATCTCAGAATCCTTTTGCTTACTTTACTCAGATTATACACTATGCATTTCTCCGCAGAATACAAAGGGAGAAACGACAGTTAGAAATTAAAAATAAAATTCTAGAGAAGTCTGGTTACAATGAAGTATTTGATGACAGCAACCAGATTGACGGAACGACTTATGCAGACTATAATTCAATCAAAGATGCTGTTCATTCTAAATTACGTAATTAATGAAGGTAGCAATAATTACAGACCAGCACTTTGGGTGCAGAAAAAACTCAAAACTTTTTCATGATTATTTCTTAAAGTTTTATAATGATGTATTCTTTCCTACATTAGAGAAAGAAGGTATTACTACGGTTATTGATATGGGTGATACCTTTGATAGTAGAAAGGGTATAGATTTTGGTGCATTGACATGGGCAAAGAATAATTATTTTGATAGATTAAGAGACATGGGCATTACTGTCCATACTATAGTAGGTAATCATACAGCATATTATAAGAATACAAATGATGTAAATGCAGTAGATCTTTTATTGAGAGAATATGATAATGTAAAAACCTATTCAGAAGTATCATCTATAATGGTGGGTGATTGTAATATTACTCTTGTGCCTTGGATTAATTCTGATAATCAAGAAATGAGTCATGCTTTGATTAAGAAGTCAAGATCTCCTATATGCATGGGACATCTTGAGTTAGTTGGTTTTAGAGTGCATCGTGGTTATGTTATGGAGCATGGAACAGAGGCATCAATATTTGATAAATTTGACAAAGTATTTTCTGGGCATTATCATACCAGATCTGATAATGGAAAGATTTTTTATCTAGGTAATCCTTATGAAATCTACTGGAATGATTGCAACGATACAAGGGGTTTTCACCTCTTTGATACAGAAACCCAAGAGCACACTGCGGTGGATAATCCATATAGGCTCTTTCACGTCCTTTACTATGAGGATCATGATCATCAGCTTTTTGACGCCAGTCAACTACAAAACAAAATCGTCAAAGTAGTTGTTAAAAAGAAAAGTGATCAAGTAAAGTTTGAAAAATTTATAGACAAACTTTATTCTGCAAATGTAGCAGAACTTAAAATTGTAGAAAATTTTGCTCTTACTGAAGCAGCAGAGTTTGAAGCATTTGAATCTGAAGATACCCTCTCTATCCTTAATAGGTATATTGAGGAGGCAGAAATAGATCTTGATAGATCTAAAGTCCAAAAATTGATACAAGAAGTCTATCAAGAAGCATGTGAATTAGTTTAATGTTCATTCTAACAGTAGAAGGTAATGAAACTGAAGGAGCCTATTCTGTACCATCAGATGATGGGGAACAAGTTCTTTACCTTTTTGAGGATGAAGATGATGCTATTAGATATGCTTTATTGCTAGAGGATCAAGATTACCCAGAAATGCATGTTATTGAGGTAGATGGTAAAGTGGTGATTAAAACTTGTGAGTTGCATAATTACAGATATTCTGTAATCACTAAAAATGATATTGTTATTCCTCCATTAGAAAATGATCTTATTTGAAAAAATACGTTGGAAGAACTTTCTTTCCACTGGCAATCAATACATTGAAGTTGAATTAGATAAAGATTCTACAACTTTAATTATTGGAACTAATGGTGCTGGAAAGAGTACTGTATTGGATGCTCTTACTTTTAGTTTATTCAATAAACCATTCAGAAAAATTAGTAAGTCTCAACTTATTAATACAGTCAATGAAAAGGATTGTAGAGTAGAAGTAGAATTTTCTATGGCAGAGACTGAATGGAAAGTTGTGAGAGGAATAAAACCAAACCTATTTGAGATTCATAGGAATGGTATATGTATGGATCAATTTGCTAATGCTAATGACCAACAAAAATGGTTAGAGCAAAATGTAGTGAAGATGAATTACAAATCTTTTACTCAGATTGTTATTTTAGGGAGTAGTAATTTTGTTCCCTTCATGCAATTGAGTGCTACTAATAGAAGGGAGGTTATAGAAGATCTTTTAGATATTAAAATTTTCTCTTCTATGAACAATCTTATTAAAGATAAGATGCGTGGTGTAAAGGATGAAGTAAGAACTTTAGATTTGAAGAAGGAGTCTCTTAATGATAAAGTTAATATGCAAACTGAATTTATAGAGGAGATAGAACAACAAGGTAAAAATAGAATAGAAGATAATCAGAAAAAAATTACTAATCTTTTTTCAGAATCTGATGAGTATGTTTCTGAGAATGAAGCATTTGAAAACGACAGATCTGATCTTACAAAACAACAAGAATTGTTAACAGGTGCTACAGAAAAGTTGCGTGAGTTAGGAAACCTTAAAGGAAAAATATCTAATAAGGTAGCAACGATTACTAAGGAACATAAGTTCTTTACAAAGAATACGGTTTGTCCTACATGCACACAGGCCATCAACGAAGACTTCAGAATAAATAAAATTAACGATGCTCAAACTAAAGCAAAGGAGTTGCAATCTGGTTATAAAGAACTAGAACAGGCAATTAAAGAGGAAGAAGAGCGAGAGCATCACTTTACAAACTTATCTAAGGAGATTACTACACTAACGCATGGCATTTCTAAAAACAATACTCGCATCTCTGGGTGTCAACGACAAATCAGAGATTTGGAATCGGAAATTCAGAGAACTACCGATAAACTTGCAAACAGAAATACTGAGCATGAGAAATTAGAATCTTTTCAAAATAAGTTAGCAGAAACATATGAGGCACTAGCCTCTAAAAAAGAAACCATCCAATACCATAATTTTAATTATGGATTACTCAAGGATGGTGGAGTTAAGTCCAAAATCATAAAGAAGTATTTGCCACTGATCAATCAGCAGGTGAATAGGTATCTTCAGATGATGGACTTTTATATTAACTTTACATTGGATGAGGAGTTCAACGAGACTGTACAATCTCCTATCCATGACAATTTTTCTTATTCCTCCTTCAGTGAAGGGGAGAAGATGCGGATCGATTTAGCACTTCTATTCACTTGGAGGGAGGTAGCACGGTTTAAAAATTCTGTCAACACCAATCTCCTGATCATGGATGAGGTGTTTGATTCCTCACTTGATGGGTTCGGAACGGAAGAATTCCTTAAGATTATCCGCTTTGTCATCAAAGATGCTAACATTTTTGTCATATCGCACAAGACAGGTATGGACGATAGGTTCGATAGTGTGCTAAAATTTGAGAAAGTAAAAGGATTCAGCAGGTTAGCCCTATGATCGGAATTGTTGGTAATGGTTTCGTTGGCAATGCAGTTTACCAGAACGTAAGAGATAAAGCACCAACCAAGGTCTATGACGTAGATCCTAATAGATCTTTCAATACTCTAGAAGAGGTTCTAGATCAGCAGTATATCTTCATCTGTCTTCCTACTCCTATGAGAATGGATGGTAGTTGTGATCTATCCATCTTGGATAGTTTCTTTGCTGGTATCAAGCAGGAGGAGTATGTTGTTAAAGATACTGTCTTTATCATCAAGTCAACTGTTCCTATTGGAACCACCAAAGCATATGCTGAGAAGTATGAGTTTCTTACTATTGCTCATAACCCAGAGTTCCTTACTGCTAGGAATGCTGTGGTTGATTTTGCCAATGCAGAGAGAACTGTAATAGGTGGAAATCAATATGCATCAAGAGATGCAGCTAATTTTTATTGGAGATACTTTCATGAAACTCCAGTTATTACTATGAGTTCTGATGAGAGTGAGGCAGTGAAGTATTTCTCTAATACCTTCTTGGCTTATAAGGTAGCATATTTCAATAAGATATTTGATATGTGTGAGAAGGTGGGTATGGATTATAAGAATGTGGTAGAGGGTGTGACTGCTGATAGTAGAATCGGTACATCACATACCAAAGTTCCTGGTATTGATAATGATAGAGGTTTTGGTGGAACTTGCTTCCCTAAAGATCTCAACTCCTTGATTGTCCAATTGGAAAAAGAGGACATCAATGCTGATATGTTCAGAGAGATCTGGAAGTATAATCAGGAGATCCGTACTGTTATTGATTGGACGGTAACATGAAACTAGAATTTTATGAAGGTAAGAAAGTATTGATCACAGGACATAAGGGTTTCATAGGAAATCACTTATGGGGTTTTATTCAAGAGTCTAATGGATATGGTGAATGGCAAAATGAAAGATGGGATCTTTATGGTTTGGATTTTCCTGATGATATAGGATTCTTTAAACCCCCTAAAGAGAAGTATGATTATGTTATTCATTTAGCAGCCTTTGCTGCTCTTAGAGAAAGTTTTGAAGACCCTGATAGGTTCTGGGAAAATAATGTAGAGAAGTCTAAACCTATCTTTGATTATTGTGGAGAGAATGATATAAGGTTAATTTATGCTAGTTCTGCTGGTGCTCATGGGTGGTCTCAAAACCCTTATGCTATTACTAAGAAGGTGAATGAACTACAAGCACCACCTAATAGCGTGGGTATGAGATTCTTTAATGTATGGGCAGAGGAGGGAAGTAGACCTGATATGTTGTATAGGATGCTTCAAGAGAATACTGCTAAGTATATTACAAGACACTATAGAGATTATATCCATGTGAGGGATGTGGCAACG